TTATTAAAGACTTAAATATACAGCATGAATATTTTGATGAAGATGATATATCTCTTGGCCTTAATTTTGACAAACAAGATAAAAATAAAATTTTTATACACCACTACTTTAGTTCTAATATGGCCAGGTACTATGAATAAGACATTAGATAGGCACATTCTTCAATCTAACATGTTTGAATACTATTTTAACCTATGTGGAACTGATAAAGCAAGAGATCATGGATACCACGAAGCATACTCAAAACTGTTTAAAGATAGATATTCTGTTAAAAATATATTTGAAATAGGCATTGGCCTAGGATTTTCAAAAAATGCATGGAAAGTTTTATATCCAAATGCTAAATTATTTTTTGTAGACAACAATCTTGATTTCTTGATTAATGAAGATGACGTATTTTCTTATTATGCCGATCAAAACAATATTGATACATTTAAAGACTTTAGATATAAGACTAATGAAATATTTTATGATTTAATAATTGATGATGCTTCACATAACTTTGAATTAACATATAGCACATTTTTAGAAGTATCCCAATGGCTAAATTATGAAGGGGTATATATTATAGAAGATATTAAAGACTTAGACGTAGAAAAATGGAAGTCAAAATTAGAATCACAAATAAATAAATATGCTGTAGAATATATAGACTTAACAGATACTCATAAAACAGAATATAATGATAGTTATCTAGTTATTGTTAGGAGGATAAGTGAATAAAGAAGTTGGATTAATTAAAAATGTTTTAAACCCAAGAGACTTTGATAGACTTCGTATGCATTTTAAAAATCACGAAGGATTAAAATCTGTGGGAACTGACGAGTTTGGCAGAAAATTAGCGGGAGATCAATCGGAGCCAATATTAAAAGAGTTTAGTGAAATACTGTTGCCAATAGCAAGAGAATACTTTGGAAGTCAGACTATGCTTCCATCATATTCATTATTTGCAGAGTATTCTGATGAAACTATTAGTCTTCACAAGCACAAAGATGCAAATGCTTGCACATATACCCTTGACTTAGTTCTTTATCAAGGAGATCCTTGGGCCCTATATATAGATGGCAAAGCATATACAGCAATGCCAAATGAAGCAATCATGTTCATGGGTGAAGAGTATGAACATTGGAGAGAAACCCTTTATAATAATACTGGTAAGATTGGAGTAGTATTTTTCCATTATGTTGAACCAGATCATTGGTGGTTTACAAAAGGGCCAGAACATATTCAAGAAATTTTAAAAACAAAAAGAATGGAGCAAGAATGAAAACTGTAGACACAAGATCAATTAAGAACTTCCTTCCAGCAGAACTATTTGAGAAGATAAAGAAGCAAATACTAGAAATGAATCTAGGACCTGATGGACCACACTTTTATCACACCGTTGCAGGTAGATGGTTGGAAGAGGTACATTTTGATGCTGAAACAGAAGCAGAAATTTTAGAAATAGCAAAGAAGACATTTGGCTCCGAAACTATTCGTAGAGCAGGATTCCATACGGGTAGATACCAAAAACAAAACGGTGTCAAGCCACAACTATGGAAACACTATGATCAATCAGCCTGCCAGTATTCGCTAGATATTTGTGTTGACAAAAACGTTGACTGGCAATTAGCAGTAGATGATGTTTTCTATGATGAGCAGCCAAATGACTGTATTGTTTTTTGTGGTAATGACAGTATGCACTGGAGACCAGAGTTTCCATCAGAAGATGAAGACAAGTTTGTGCATCTACTATTTATGCAATTTGCAGAGCCTGATCACTGGGCATTTACTCCAACAGGACATGCTGAAAACTCATGGAAGTCTGATTTTAAATTTAGAGCAAAGATGGGGTATTGGTCACAGCCAGACTATAGTAACAATAGGCCAATCTGTAAATGTTGTGATTACCGTCCCGTTCTAAACTTTGAAGAAAAGTATCAATTAGAGAAGCACCTATGGGAAACTCCTTGATTTATTCTTTAGGTTAAAAATCAAATAAAAACCCCCAAGGATTTCTCCAAGGGGGTATTTTATTACCTAAAATTATCTAGGAAACTTCTTCATCCATTCTTTGGTCTTTGGAGTAATACCCTTCCAAGAAGACCAGTCGTTTCCACCATTGGACATATAGTATGCAATCTCCGCATTTTTGACGGGATTAAACAATTCAGCGTTAGAGTCAAGATCAAACTTATCTCGTCTATCTGGACCCAGTGTATCAATCATATTAATTTGGAACATTCCATATGAGGAGTCCCCAGTCTTATGGTTTCCGTTAAATGCTAAGGGACGACCATTAGATTCCTTCTTAGCAATAGCCCAGGCTACCACTAAGTCGTTGCCTGTAAATCCCACCAAAGAAAGCAACTTCTTTAATTCAATATCTGTAAGATTTGTTTTGTTTTCATAACGTTCTAACATTTTTGCTTTAGAAACAACAAAAGCCACCTTGTGGGTGGCAGCAGGGTTTTCAGCCTGTTTAATTAGTAAGTTGTTTTCCGTAGTTGATGCATTGGCAAAGTTGCTAAATGGTGCCACAACTCCAACCAGTGCTAGGATTCCAATCCAAGCCTTCTTGTCTCTTCTCATAATAGTAACCTCCTAGAGAACAAATGCTACCTGTTGGTAGCATGTATTAATTATAACACGAATTTGCCACCAAAGTCAAACTTTAGGTAACATTTTGGTAAACTTTTGGTTTTCATATGGGAAAGTGGTATAATAATAAGTATTATGGCTACTGGCGCAACTACAACTTATGATCTTCCTTATCCCGTTTTAAGTGACCCTGTAAATGTCCACGAGGATATTCAATCACTTGCAGAGCGTATAGAGAGTGTTATTTCAAACATTGGACTTCCTTTTATTTCATTAGAAGTTAGAAATATAACTGTATCAACAATTGCAAAAGGAACCCCCGTTTATATTTCAGGGTATACATCAAAACCAACAATTGCAAAGTGTGACTCAAATGATCTATCAACATTCCCAGTAGTTGGAATAACACAAGCAGCAATGACAAGTAATTCTGATGGTGTAATAATTATATCTGGTGTCTTTGAAAATATAAACACAGCAGCATATTCTGCTGGAGATATACTTTATGTTGCTGATAATGGAGGTTTGACAAATGTCCGACCTACTGATGGATCAGGGGCTGTAGCAGTTGTTGCTAAGTCAAATGCCTCAACTGGAGTTATTATTGTTGGACAGCCAAAAGGCAATGGATCTTGGGGGGCATTAAAAAATGGACTTGCTTAATGGTATAATTTAACAATGGCCGTATACAGAAACCCAAATGAAACAGAACTAGAGGGAGTAACACCTCCGTCTACTTATAATATTGGAAATAAGCCACCACTTATTAACTGGACCGTTGTAATTGGAGATAGTGCTTCTTTTAGAGTTTATGTTGAAGATGATCTTGGAAATCCAGTAGACTATGACACTACATCCGTTGGAGATGATGCTGGTTGGGATATATCAGGAGACTTTAGAAGATACTCAGACAATGTTGGAGATGATTTGCTTTTTACTGTTTATCCAACACAAACAGAGTTTGATGAAATTGGAGAGTTTACAGTTACTGTAACTCCAGCACAGTCTAAAATATTAAGAACTGGAGATGTCTTTGATATTCAGTTAAGAGATGGTGTTGACCGTGTTTGGACAGTTTGTCAGGGCGAAATGATTATGATTGGTGAAGTCACAGAACAAGACGAAGTAAGTTAATTATGGCAACAATCAATATAAATAATATTGGCAGAAGCCAAACCATATCAAATATAGAAACAATAACAACAACAGTAGAAAGCATACCTGGTTACTCTTCATTAATTTCAAGCATTGCTTTTTTAGTTACAGCAGCAGAAATATTACCATTTAGATTAACTATAACTAATATTGGTATTGAGGGCTACCGCCAAAACAATCCACCAGGAATTGGTGTTCAGGTAATTGGCTTCTCTAACTACATACTTTAACATTATGCTATAATGTAGCCATGGCGAGAATATCATTATCAAGCGTAAAGGCCCTGTTTCAGACAGGTGATAGACCAACTCAAGCAGACTATGTAGATTTAATTGATACTACATCGGCACAGGCAACAGATCTGGGTTCAGCGGGTAACAATGAGTCAACAATTACTGGCATTGAGAATAGCACAATCTTTGATAATTTTACTGCCTCAGAATGGAGATCAGTTAAGTATATGATCTCAATAAAAAAGACTTCTGGTGGCGATAATAAATATTACGCTACAGAATTAACCATATTACCTGACGGTACAAATGATAATGTCAGTGAATATGGAACAATTGACAATGATGGGAATATTGGCACCATTAGCGTCTCTAGGGCAGGAGGCACAGTTAATTTAACTGTAATTCCAGTGGTGGGCGAAACCCCAATAACCTTACGCTACATGCGTACTGGTTTGAAGGCTTAACCAAGGAGATAATAAATGGCAACAGTAACAAAAGACTTTAGAGTAAAGGCTGGATTAGTAGTTGAGGGCGCAACCGCAACCGTTGAAGGCCATAATGTTCTTACAAATAAAATTGCAGATGCAAAAGGTGATTTACTAGTTGGTACTGCAGATAATGCAATATCCCGTGTCGCCGTTGGAACAAACGGACATGTCCTTACTGCAGACTCTGCTGAAACAAGCGGAGTTAAGTGGGCAGCCCCTGCAGCAGTTGGTGTATTTGATACAC